CACAACAGCCCTCCCCGAGTCGATCCTATCAGAGCATCCAGGATCTCCGATATGGATTCGTACCCCGGATTAGCCCCGGCCCCCCCCGAGACGAGCGGATAATGGGCGGTGCCCGGCGCCAGGAGGGCGTATTTTGTGGCCTCGTCGACATATGGCAACGACCCCTGGGTCGCCGATCCAGCCGCCACACAATGCCAAGCGGCCCCGTCGTCGTAGTACAGGAGGCTCTCGTCGATCGACCAGAAGTACCGGCCTTCGATGCCAGCAGCAGGACGGCTGGCGATATCGTCCTGGAGGTACAGCGCCGACCCGTCGTCCATAGCGTCGATGTTGGCGTCATCGTTCACGATCCGATCCGCGAGGGTCGTCGATGCCGTATTTTTTGTTAGGCCGATCCGAGGAGTAGCCACGACTCAATCCCCCATTTTCCGGAGATCTACGATAGTCCTGATCCGATCGAGCTCGTAATGGAGGAGCCGGAGCTTATGTGCCTCGTCATTCGATCGGATTGCAGCCGCCTCCGCCTCCGCCCGAGCGGCCTGAGTCCTCTCCCTAACGATCGCCGGAATCTTGGCCGGCGGAGCCCCATACTCCTGAGCCTTCGCGGCCTCGATCATCTCCATCTCCGCCAACCTCCGCCGGGCAGCCTCGGCCTCTCTGCCGGCCGCATACGCCAAATCGGCCTGGAGCTTCGCGGCCCCAAACGCATCGTTGATCGTTTCCTCGTCCGTAGTTATCACTCCTTCATGATATATTTTAGCGCATAGAATGGCGGTCGGTTCTCCTGTGCGGTCCCAGTGAAGGTGCTCCCGGCGTGGCCGTGCCCCTGGCCCCCGCCAGCATACCCGGAATTGAAGAGGGCATCGCTATTCGGGGCGCTCTGCGGGTCGTTATCGGACATATAGCCCTGCTGGTTATTATATTTGTCGGACCACCCGTGGCTGTGCACTGGCAGCTCCGCCGTCGTGATCGCATGTGCGGCAATCGTGAGGGTGGCCTCGGGGACGACCGACGCCGATCCGCCAGTCCCTCCGACAGCATACGTATCTCCGGCCCCAACGACGAATCTATCCTCCAGGTTTGGGGTCCCGTTGGAACCGTCACAATCGTACCATCCCGACGGGGTCTCCTCACCGTCATACATGACGATCAGTCCCGAGGGCGCTCCGATACCGGCGAAATAAGCCGCCTCGTGTCCCCCCAGGGTATCGGCATCGCATCCGGACCCGCTCCCATCGTTGCCGGCATGCCAGAACCGGGAGTTCATTTCGGTTTCGGAATAATAATAATCATCGTGGTCGTGATGATCGACATCGTAGGCGGCCTCGTCGTATTGCGTTTCCAGATGATTGAGGAGGCTGGACGTGATCTCGGTATCCGCGGCCCACGTGGTTTTGATGTAGACCATTTAGATCACCTTTTTTATGTAATACAGCGCATAATATGGGGGCCTGTTGTCTATGCCCTCGGAAGTGATCGTTATGGTGCTCCCGGCGTGGCCGTGGGGATCATCGCCCCCGGTGTAATCGGTATACTCAGAATCGTATGATGTGGTCGAAGTGGGATCCTTGTCAGCGGTGGTCCGGTTTCCCGCCACCGATCCGTATCCGGCTCGATCGTAATAGGCGTGTCGATGTGACGGGATCTCGTCTAGGGTCAGGGCGTGCGTGGCTATGTCCACGCTGCCGGCCCCAGGCGTCACGCTGGCAACTCCTCCAGTGGTCCCAATGGAATACGTATTCCCAGCTCCGGCGACAAACATGTCCCGGAGATCCGGCGTCCCTGACCCTCCGTTGCAGATCGCCCACCCGGTCGGTATATCCCCGTCGGTCCCCGACCACGCCATGATCACGCCCGTAGGGAGGGCGGTACCGATCAGATCCGTAGCATGTTGCCCGTCCACCGTGTCGGCGTCCAGGCCCGCCGGGAGGGTATCGCCTTCGTCCAAATGAAAAAACTTCGCGTCAGCCTCGGCTGTCGTGAAGTACAGATCGTCGTGAGCGTGAGCGTCTAGGTAATTTTTCGCCTCCTCGTATTGTTCGTCGGCATGGCGGAGGTTTCGGGCAGATATCAGCGTCTCGCCGCTCCAGACATAGGGTACGTAGCTCATGATTCCAGCTCCCTCATGATCGCCCACAGCGCGTAATACGGAGGCATATTATTATACTCGTCGAATAGTATTGTGGACCCACTGTGACCGTGGGCGGTCCCGCTACCTACGGTCTCGGTCGATGTGCTCCGGGCGGTGAACGAATTATAGCGAGGCCCATGAAAATCAGCGCCGATCGAATCGTCCCAGAATCGATTCAGTGAACCCGTGTTATAATAATCGGTAATGTCATGCCGGTGTGACGGCATCTCGTCGACGGTGATCGCATGCGCCGCCACGGCGATAGTGCCGGCCGGCGTCCTGGTGGCGTACCCACCCATATCGCCCCGATTGTAGGCTCCGCCTGCCCCAACGATCATCCGGTTTCGGAGGTCCGGAGTCGATGAAAACCCGTTGCATGCGACCCACCCAGCCGGGATAGACTCGTATGATCCGGACCAGTACCCGATCGCGCCACGAGGCACCGTGGCCGAGAGGATGGCCTCGGCCGAAAAACCGTCCACCGTGTCGGCGTCCAGGCCGGATCCCGCCCCGTCGTTCCCAGAATTGAAGAAACGGGCATCGGCCGCGGCCTTGGTGTAATAGCGGTCGTCATGGTCGTGGGCGTTGAAATCGGTCGTGAACTCGTCATACTGAGATTCCATCTGGTTCATGAGCGTGTGTGTGATCGCGATTTCTTCAGTCCACCCCACCGGAACGTATGCCATCAGGACCACCCCTTCGTGGCGATCTCGCGGATCTGCCAGGCTTCGAGCCCTGTCTTGAGCCTATAGTACGCCTGCTTGTCCAGCTCGATACCCGTACCAGAACCACTTGTAGCGGCCACCCCGCCCCACCAACCGATATACTCGATCAGCTCGCCGGCTGCCTCGGATGCATTGATCATCGTCACCGTCACGATCTCATCTGTTCCGGCCTCGTACCCCTCAATGGTGGTCACGGCCTTGCGAAAGACCTCGCCCCCGGCGTCGTAGAGGACGCAATATTTCACGCGGTCGCTTTCATCGAAGCTCGGATAGATCGATCCGTCCGGAACGCAGCCCGCATCTGGATATATATCGTTGAAGAGTTGCGGATCATCCAGTAGCGTCCATGTCTTCGCGAAGTTCAGCATCCGTATCAATAGCTGCGATCCGGACGCCGATTTCTTGATTTCACCGAGCTTCGATGACATCAGCTTCGCAAAAAACTTTTGCCACGAATCGCCAACCGGGCCGCTTACGGCCTCGATCTCGTACCAGATATGGCCCCGCTCTTCGGAAGTGTCCACCTCCTGGATCAGCATCTCCTCGGCAGCGAAGCCGTGCTCGGGTAGGGTCACCTCGATCAGTTGGCCGGCCTCCAGGCCCGCCTTCATCGTGCGGAACGTTACCGCGGCCCCGTCAACAGCGAACTTCTCGAGCTTCGCGGCCGCCACATCCTCAGCCTGGGAGTGATTCTGAATCTCGGGCATCACGGCGACCGATTCAACGTAGCCGGTGGTGAGCTCTTTTCCCTGACGGTCGTTGATCGCCGTCGAATCTTCGGAAACAGCGATCACATCATAGAGGCCGACGTAGACGACTTCGAGTATGTCCATAGCCGTCAGCTTCTCCCCGGCGGCGTCCTGATTCACCGTGATCTGTTGTTCGGCGTAATACCAGTCGGCCCCGGTATCTCCGCGGAGCCCGACGTCTTTGGCTACGTCGTTCACCTTGATGCTGGTTATCGATTTGATCGGATAGGCAAGGGAGAAGGTGGTCTGCTGACCGTCGCCGGTGAAGTATTCGGTCTGGGGGGACGTCTCGGCTTGACCGCCGATCACGTACTGGCGGTTGCGGTACTCATCGGAGGCCCGATCTACTTGCACCGAGCCGTCCAGTATGTCGGCGTCGGTGGGATTCCAGGGGGCGACGATGCTCCCCCGAGCCATGAAGTGGAGAGCCTTGTACCGATCGATCCACCACGTGAAGCCTGCCTGTTCCGCCAATTCGTCCATAGCTTCAGCCGCCGGAATGTAAGCGAATATCGTCTCGGTGATCGTCGGGCCGGTCTCGATCGTCCCGGCGACTATGCCCTCCGCGGCGAGGTACTCGTCGATCAGGTCGTCCACGATGGCCCCTGCAGTCTTGTCCTCGGCAGAATAGGCTATGATCCGCTTGTCCGCTAGATAGTGATTATCGATGCAATCGACCGAATGACGGACGACCGTCGTCCCCGGATCGGCCGCCTCATTGACACGGTCGACGAACCCCGAAAAAAGGAGCTCGCCGAACAAGTCTGTCACCATCACCCTCATGGCCTGAGAAAAAGCGAACGCGCCGGAGGTATCGACCACCACGAAGCTACATTGAGATCTTTCTTCGAGAACATCCTCGATTAGGAACGATCCGATCTCGATATAGGTCTTCCAGGCACCGCCGTACTCCTCCATCAGGTCAGAATACGATTTCCCCAGGCCTAGGGACGCGAAGTTCTCCGAGAGGCCGAGCGTTTCATAGGACACATCGGCCGGCGGGACTCCCTCCCAGAGAGGCTCGTCGTCGATAGTGATCAGCATCTAGTTCACCCTCGATCCTGTCCTGACCCGGATCTCTTGCGCCATCCTTGGAGCTACGGCCCGGCCTATCGTTTTTCCGTCTAGCTGGATAATGATAGTCTGGCTCCCTCCGCCGGCACCCCATACCTCCTCAGGAATGATCGCCTCCCGGCCGCTCGGGTTGTCGCCGACGATCGCAAGCTGGGGGCCGTCGACTACCCCGCCTTCGGCATACGATCCGAGCCTCACGCCGCTGGTATTAGATATATAAGGAGTTATCCCGCCGGAACTCTGATATGTCATCGGATTAATCGAGTAGCTGTACCCCTGTGGGTTCGTGTATATCAGGGCATTAACCGCGACGGTACTCCCCAAACAGGTCGTATATGTATAGTTGGTCTGGAGGCCGGCCGCCTGATAGGCGGCCCACCTCGAGGCGTTGGATTGGCTGCCGACCGACAGAACCCCGCTGCCACCACCACACGTCGAGCACGTCCCGCTGCCCCCGCCGCCTGAGATCGCTCGGTTGATCGCGTCGATGAAAGCCTGACCGGCCTTCTGGACGTCCGAGATGAACGAGGCCCCCGCCTCGGTGGATGCCACGATCACCTGGGATCCTGCCTCGATCCCACCGGAGACCATCCCGGCCCCGCTTTCGGCTCCACTGGAGATCCATGACGACCCAACTATCCCGGCGTCCCGGATCTGGATTTGGCCGGCTCCCTGAGCCGATCCGATCGTATATTGCCCGGCGAACTCCGCTCCCGAGACCAGTCGGCTCCCAGAAGCCTCGGCGGAGGATAGATTGATGGATCCGGCCGATTGTGAGCTCTGGATCAGCGTCATCCCGGATTGCGTTCCGGAATTGATCAGGTACGTCCCGGCATAGGTGGTATCCGCCAGGAACTGCGACCCACTACCATATACCGACGTCGAAAAGCTGGATGCCGATTTTCCGAGGCTGCCGACGAGATACGTACCCGCATACTGAGTATCGGCGAGCCAGCCCTGCCCGGCATCCTGGACGCTGTACCTGAGAGCCGACGAACCTTTTCCGAGCTCGGATATCAGGGTAGGGAGCGCCGTGTCGGCTACGTCCTCCAGGTCGCGCGTCACGTCCTCCAGGGCATCAGCCGCCGACAGGCCGGAGCTTTCGAGCTGAGCGGCATACTCAGGCGATTGGAAATAACCGGCCACAAAGCTCGATGCCCGTACGTTCCCGGTGACTAATTTGGATATGGTCGCTTCGACTTCCGCTTGATCAAAGCCGGCCGCCAAGAGGACGTCGACGCGCTCGGCGATATCCTGCGATGACAGGATCGCGCCGTATGGTATCTCGGCCGTCTTTCCGCCGGCCTCCACCGTCTGGTAATAGGCCCCACCGATACCCGGTTTGCGCTCGGCTTCGCTGATAGAGATGCCGAGCTTCGAGGCAGTGTCCCGGGCGGCAGTAACACCACCACCGATCGCGCTCGTCCAGGACGTTCCCCGCACAATGTCCTGAGCCGCGACGGCCGCATTGGCCTCCGCCCACCGGGCCTCGTTGGCAGTCCGCTGCGCCTCGATCCAATCCCCGAAGAACTTGTCCGAGTACGGGAGGCTCTCCATCACGTCCAAGAAGATATCGATCATCCCGGCCTTGAGCTGAGCTCCGAGCGGCGCCAGGCCATCCATGATGCCCGAGAAGACGCCCGATATGATATTGAGCCCGATCGACCCCCATTCTTTGAGATTCGTCAGAAGATTAGATATGGCCCCAGATACCCTTTCCCCGACCGAAGCACCGTCACCACCTGAGAAGAAATTCGATATCGCCTCGCCAATGCGTTGGCCGAACGCCGCGATCCCCCGCAGGGCGTCTGCAATCGCAACGCCTATCTTTTCGCCGACGTCGTGAGGTCCCGCCCCCGCGGCCCATTCCCCCATGCGGGATTGTATAGCATCCGCCCAGCCCATGTAGGCGGCCCAGGCTCCGGTAATCTTGTCCCGGGCCGTGTCGCCGACCCCGGCCCATCCCGTCCAGCTCGTGATCTTGTCGCCGAGGGTCGTCGCCACGTCGATAGCGTTGCCGAATATCGATT